TGATAGCTTGACCATCAGGTATGATACCATTTGCTGTTGCAAAGAAACTAGCACTAACAAAGTTTCTCATGTGTGTTACTGGTGATAAAATTGTTTTAGCTACCTGTGATAAACCTTTTGGATATAAAACTAAACTTTGATACAGCTGACCTAACATCCCCGGGTCCTGTTGTTGTAGTCCTGTATCTTTTAACGCTTTAGCAACACCAGGTCTTGCAAAAAATTGTGATTCAGAAAAAGGATTAGTTGCAGCTGCTGCATTTTCTCTTCTTTGAAGCAATTGCGTTCTTGTTTCTTTAGCGCCCTTACCAGCGTCAACTGCTAATTTTTTACCCGGATCAATAACCTCTACTAGTTGATAATCTGTACCAAATAATTCTCTAGCTTCGTCTTCGCTTCTAGCTAAAAAAGGTTTTACATTACTCGTCCCTGATCTAAATAATTCTGCAACTTCATCGTTCTTTTTTAACAGATCTCTGTAAAACATATTACGTCTTGTAAGCATAGACAGTTTTGCAGTAGCACCTATAACTGTTTGCATAGGGTTTCTTTGTTTACCAAATAAATCCTCGAATACTCCTCGTAATTCTTTAGTAGCTTTAGATTCAATGTCACCTTTTACAGCTAGTTCACCAATAGATACAAGAGGCTGTGCTGTTCTTCTTTGTAGTGTTTCACTTAACGTAGTTCTGTTAACAAAAAAATCTGGTACTTTAAATATAACATCAGATGGTCTATCTAATCTAAAACCTTTAGGGAGACTAGGATCTTTTAATGCATTAGCTACTATTTGTTCTGCTTCTAAATCTGTAAGATCTTTACCAGCTTCTTTAGCACTTTGTTTAAACACTTCTTTTGCTCTATCAATTGCTTCTCTTGTAGGCTCGTATCTCATAAAAGGTAAGATACTTTTATTTTGAAATACATCGTAAGTTGCACCAATATAACTTTTAAATTTGTTACCAAATAATTTTTTAAATTCTGCTATCTCATTCTTACCTAGTGTTCTTCCTAGATTAGAAAACAGGCTGGCCCATCTATCTCTTATGTCCATTAGTCCACCAAAGATAGATCCTATAGTATCATCATCAGCTTTTAAGTCTTTTAGTTTTTTAGCTAACGCTTCTTTTTTTGCCTGATCTAATCCACCAAATTTTGCAACACCTAGGTCATCTATTTTAGCTTCGCCTGATAACAACAAATCGTTTATTTCTTTTAATAATTTGTCTCTTTCTTTTTGGTTAACTGTATTTCCTATATTTCTAAATGGTGGAAAAACTTTATCTATAGCTATTTCTAATTCTCTAGATACATTTTTTGCTTTTATAGCATCCGAAGATCTTTCACCTATATTAAGTCTTTCAACATCAAAAAACTCTTGGGTCTTACCACTTCTTGCCCTGAACCCCGATGCAATCTTATCAATCCATCTATCTATCTTGT